GTCTTAGGAAATGGAATTGTTAGGTGCCGTATTTACAGTCCAACATACCACACTTCAAGGCTTGGGTTCGTAGAGAGTACACCAAGAACTTGGAAGACTACCATGGTGAGTTTCTTCACGCCATGGTTGTTGCTGTTACTACAATGCCTAACCGTACTCTTAGCTTTCAAGTTATCTTCACAGGGTGCGAATCAGACGATACCGATGAGCCTAATATACATGGTGGCGCTATGTGGGCTAGGATGCCTCTCACAGCGCTTGTGGCCGACACACCCTACGAAGAGTGGCCTGAAGAGCTACCGCCCTATATAGCGCAGCCTTGGGACTGTATGTCTCATTACCATTCGGTGTATAAGATAGAACGAGCATCTCCTGCGCCTTGGATAGCTAAGGTAGATGGAGAGTTCTACCCCGCTAAATACTACTTTACTGTCGATTACACAGACAGCGAGGTTGCAGACGACCCAGCGCAACATAAACAAAGCCATGTGCTCGAATTGTTAGACGCTGGTGAATATACAGGTAATATGGTAGCGTTGCCTAATAATCGGGTGCGGGTTACGCATCCTGCGTGGTTTGAGACGGGCGAAGGCGCTCCAGACTTCAAGCCAAACCAACATACCTACAATTCAAAAGAAGATGTAGGCTATGTGTGGGATACTAACCGAGTGTTTAACAATTTGTACAAGGATGAATCCGATGGGTAAAATGGAAGATAGAATGAAAAAAGGTATGAAAGACCTGATGGGCAAAAAATCTCCGGTTAAAGAGATCGACCCCGCTCTGGATGAGTTTGCTAGCATGGTAAACAAAGACAAAAAGAAAGCCGCTGGTGGCATGATGAAGAAAAAAGGTTACGCCAAAGGTGGTATGATGAAGAAGGGCTACAAAAAAGGTGGCAAGATTCGCGGTGCCGGTATGGCTTCAAAGGGCGTACGTCCAGCTAAAATGGTTACTATGAAGGGTTCGTAATGACCGATAGAGAAATTCTTAGAATAGCTAACGAAGACGTGCAGCGGCTCACCAACGATCAGTATAAACGTTATAATGAGCTTATGAAGATGCCTCTTAAAGACAGGTATAAGACTGGGCGAAAAGCTGGTGGGCCGATTAAACTACGTCGTGGTGGGCTAGCTAGACGGAAGAGAAGCTGTGCGTAGGTACTACAAAAAAGACTGCGGATGCTCTAAATGCAGTAAAGGCTATAAGAAAGGCGGCACTGTCAAAGATGAGTGTTACAGCAAAGTTAAACGCCGCTATAAAGTCTTCCCGTCAGCGTATGCAAGCGGGGCAATCGCAAAGTGTCGTAAAGTCGGCGCCAAAAACTGGGGCAATAAATAGTGGCAGTACGAAAGACAAAAAAAGGTGCAGCACTTAAACGGTGGTTCAAAGAGGACTGGAAGGACGTTTCCACGGGGAAAGCGTGTGGGCGTAGCAAAGGTGAAAAACGGAGTACTCCATATTGTCGCCCCACAAAAAGGGTTTCTTCTAAGACCCCAAAAACCTCTGGAGAAATGAGTGCTTCGGAAAAACGCTCTAAGATTACGCAAAAGAGAAGTTTAGGACAACCTGCTGGAAAACCTCGTAGAGTATCCCCAGCAAAACGTAAGAGGAAAAGTTAATGGAAGTGTTTCAGAATGGTAGATTTTCTACTGGAGAACCAGTGTATCAGATAGGGGTCAAAAACTCTGATGGTACATATGATGTAAAAGTTTTTGACTTGATGAGTAAAGAGCAAGCTGAGGCAAAACTTGTCGAAATGGGCGGGGGTGTTAAAAAACCTGCACCTAAGAAAATGCCGGAACAGGTAACTGAAAACATCGAAAACATGACTAAATTAGAGCTTGAAGCTATGATGCGTAACCATGGTGTCGAGCTTGATCGTAGAAAAACAAAAACATCTTTAGTAGCTAAAGCGAAAGCTGTTCTAGCAAAGGGTTAACCCATGGCGACTTCAGGTACCACAGATTTTAATATGGACTTTACAGAGATTGCGGAAGAAGCATGGGAACGTGCGGGCCGCGAGCTTCGTTCTGGCTATGATCTTCGTACTGCTCGTAGGTCTATGAACCTTATGACTATTGAATGGCAGAATCGTGGTATTAATCTATGGACTATAGATGAAGGAGTCATAAACCTAGTTGCAGGTACGGGGCAGTATTCACTGCCCGATGATACTATTGACCTTCTAGAACAGGTAATTCGCACAGGCGCGGGCAACGCAGCCACACAATCTGATCTTACTATAACTCGTATTAGTGTTAGTACTTACGCGTCTATCCCAAACAAGTTATCCCAAGGTAGACCTATACAGGTTTGGATTGAACGCCTAGTTAACGCACCCAGAATTAATATCTGGCCTGTGCCTGACTCCAATGATTACGTGTTTAAGTACTACCGGCTCCGTCGAATCCAAGACGCTGGTAGCGGGGTGCAAACTGCGGATATGAACTTTAGGTTTCTTCCATGCCTTGTAGCGGGGCTAGCGTACCATATCGCTATGAAGGTGCCAGAATTAGCACCAAGAGTGGAGATGCTTAAAGCTGAGTACGAAGCGCAATTTGTGTTAGCTGCAGGGGAAGATCGAGAGAAAACACCATTTAGGTTCGTTCCCTCAGTAAATAGGGTGTAAATATGGCAAGGTTTGCTTCAGGCAGGAACGCACTAGGGATATGCGACGTTTGCGGGTGGCAATATAAACTCCGCGAATTACGTGATCTTGTGGTAAAAGGCCGTAATAGCAACGTAATGGCGTGTCCCGAGTGTTGGAATCCTGACCAACCGCAGTTGAGTTTAGGTGAATTTCCAGTGGACGACCCCCAAGCTATTCGTAATCCTCGCCCAGATTACACTCAATATGCTCAAAGTAGGGCACAAATTAACCCAGTGCGTCCTGTTGTTAGTACTGGATTTATAGGTACAGTTACGGTAATAACTTAGTAGGAGTTACAAAATGAACAGAAACATGACAGGTTTTTCTAAGTTACCAGAAAAGGTACAAAAGAAAATGAGCCCAAAACTAGCTAAAAAGTATAGCAGTGGGGGTAAAGTGAAAGTACGCGGTACTGGCGCGGCTACTAAAGGTTTGTACGCTCGTGGACCTATGGCTTAAGATATGAACTACGCAGAGCTGACAACAAATATTCAAGATGTATGTGAAACAACTTTCACAGCGGATCAGCTCGCCATGTTCACTGAACAGGCTGAACAGAAAATATATAACACTGTTCAAATACCCGCGCTTAGAAAAAATGTGACAGGAACTTCTACTATTGGGAATAACTATCTAGGTACCCCATCGGATTTTCTGTGGTCATATTCTTTAGCGGTAATAGACGGTAGTGGTACTTACAGTTTTCTTATAAACAAGGACGTTAATTTTATTAGGGAAGCTTACCCAGACCCATCTGCTACGGGGCTACCTCAACATTACGCTTATTTCGATGATAATACATTCATCCTTGGGCCTACTCCTGATGCTGTTTACACAACTGAACTGCATTACGGATATTACCCAGAATCTATTGTAACAGCGGGCACTACTTGGCTTGGAGACGAATTTGATTCTGCTCTTTTGAATGGCGCGTTAGTAGAAGCTATTCGATTTATGAAGGGTGAAGCAGATGTAATAGCGGAGTACGGTAAGTTTTACGTACAAGCTATTGGCCTACTTAAAAATCTTGGCGATGGTAAATTGCGTGAAGACGCGTATCGGTCAGGACAAGTTCGTAATCCAGTAAGTTAGGAGACATAATATGGCGATTACACAAGCAATGTGTACTTCTTTTAAGCAAGCCCTTCTCGATGGTGAGATGGACTTTAGTAGTGACACAGTAGATACATTCAAAATTGCGTTATACACATCCAGCGCAACAATAGACGCGACGACAACAGCGTATTCAGTAACTAATGAAGTATCGGGTACGGGGTACACAGCGGGGGGTAATACTCTAACTGTTGTAGCGCCTACTACATCTGGTACTACTGCGTTTTTAGATTTTGCTGATACCACTTGGAGTTCTGCAACAATCACGGCTCGTGGAGCTCTTATCTACAAATCTGGAGGGGGAGACCCTGCAGTAGCAGTGCTTGATTTTGGCGCAGACAAAACATCTACAGCTGGTGACTTTACTATTCAGTTCCCAGCAGCGGATGCTTCTAACGCGATTATTAGGCTTGCATAGGATGAATAAATGGCGTCATCAACTACATACATAGGGTGGGGTTCTACTGCTTGGGGCCAAGGCTCTTGGGGCACCGACCTTATTGTTGTAGAAGTTGATGGCGTTCAAGCTACCGGCGCTGTAGGCACAGTAAATGTAGTTGCAGAAGCTAATGTATTACCTTCAGGCGTAGAAGCCACTGGAGCTTTAGGGGCGGTAAGCGTAAGCGGCGCAGCCACTGTTCAACCTTCGGGGCTTGAAG